GACACCCCCATCGCACCCGGAGAGTTCCGTGATGTAGATGTAGGCTCTGGCACGATCCGTGACAACATCTTACCCCTGCCATACAAAGAGCCAAGCCAAACTTTGTACACATTGCTTCAGAACATTGTGGAAGAAGGTCGCAGGTTTGCCGCCACCGCTGATATGAAGGTGTCTGACATGAGTGGCAACGCTCCTGTCGGTACAACACTGGCACTGTTAGAACGTCAGTTGAAAGTCATGACGGCTGTTCAAGCCCGTGTGCACTTTGCGTTGAAGCAAGAGTTGGGTCTGCTTAAGAACATCATTCGTGATTACTCTGACACTGATTATTTGTATGAGCCAGAGGGCACCAAAGGCCCACGCGCTAAGCAGTCTGACTACAACCACGTAGATGTGATTCCTGTGTCTGACCCCAACGCCGCGACCATGAGTCAACGTGTTGTGCAGTACCAAGCTGTGATTCAGATGGCGCAGATGGCGCCTGACATCTATGACTTACCCCAACTGCACCGTAGTATGTTGGAGGTGTTAGGTATTAAAAACGCAGCTAAGTTGGTGCCGCTTGAAGAAGACCAGAAGCCCACTGATCCTGTGTCTGAGAACCAGAATGTGCTCAAGGGCAAACCGCTCAAAGCGTTTATGTATCAAGACCATCAGTCACACATCCAAGTGCACATGATGCTGCTGCAAGACCCACTGATTCAACAGTTCATTGGTCAGAACCCCCGTGCTCCAGCCATTCAAGCGGCGCTTACTGCACACGTTGCAGAACACGTTGGCTACATGATGCGTCAGAAGATTGAGCAGCAACTTGGTATGCCACTGCCGCCTGAAGATGAGAAGTTGCCACCGAACGTGGAGTTAGCTTTGTCAGCAATGATGGCGCAAGCGGCCAACCAAGTGTTGCAACAAGACCAAGCAAAAGCCGCGCAGATGCAAGCACAACAGCAAGCACAAGACCCCGTGGTTCAGATGCAGTTGCAAGAGTTGCAGATCAAGCAGGGCGAGTTGGAGTTGAAGAAACAGAAGTTGATGATGGACGCAACCATTGCCACCGACAAGCAAGAGTTGGAAGAGCAAAAAGTCAGTGGTCGTTTGGAACTTGACGCTCTTAAAGTGGGCGCACAAATCAACGAAAGCAAAACCAAATCTCAGTTTGAGCAGGAACGCGCTGGTATTCAGATGGGCGCTGATATTGCCAAGAACAAAGCTCAAATGGATCTGCAAGCACGCAACCAACCTAAAACGGAACCTAAATCATGATCCAAGAATTCGCACGCGTTTTGCGCGAAAAAATACGCACTGACATGAACAACTACGCTGACGATTTGTCAGGTGGGGGGTGTCGCACATTTGAAGAGTATCAAAAACTTTGCGGGGTGATTCAGGGTCTAGCCCTCGCAGAGCGTTATCTCCTTGACCTTGCACAGAAAGTTGAACAATCAGATGAGTGATATTGATTTAACCCCCGGTGCTTTTGCACTGCCTGAACCCATCCAACCTTTGGATGCACCTGAAACCGAAGCTACCGATGAGCTAAAGGCCACGCAACTCCCAATCCCCACAGGTTGGAAGATTCTTTGCGCTGTGCCCGACATCTCTGAACGAGTGGATGGTACAAGTCTGGACTTAGTCCGACCAATCGAAAGCATGCGTCAAGAAGAAACAGCAACCACTGTGTTGTTTGTTTTGAAAGTTGGCCCTGATGCGTACAACGACACCGCCAAGTTTCCTAACGGAGCATGGTGCAAAGAAGGTGATTTTGTTTTAGTACGTACCTACTCTGGCACAAGATTCAAAATCTTTGGCAAAGAGTTCCGTCTCATCAACGACGACCAAGTTGATGCTGTTGTGCAAGACCCTCGCGGCTTAACCCGCGCTTAAAAGGAAGAAAATGGCTGACCCATACAAGTTTCCTGACGAAGTTGAAGACACTTCCGCAGAAAAAGAGAACGAAAGTACTGAAATTGAAATAGAAATCGTTGACGATACCCCACAAGAAGACCGTGGCCGCAAGCCATTGGATCGCAATGTGGAAGATCCGTCTGATGATGAACTCGATACGTACTCTGATGGCGTTAAAAAACGCATTAAAGAGCTAACACACGCCCGTCATGACGAGCGCCGCGCCAAAGAAGCCCTTGCACGCGAGAAACAAGAGCTAGAACGCATCACACAGCACATTTTGGACGAAAACAAACGTCTGAAACAGCACGTTAGCACGGGTGAACAGACTTATTCTGAAACAATCAAGGCGGCAACACATGCCGAGCTTGAAAATGCCAAGCGTAAGTACAAAGAAGCATACGAAGCAGGTGATTCTGACGCTCTGTTGGAGGCACAAGAAGCCTTGACAGATGCCAAGATGCGTGTAGAAGCTGCAAAAAACTTTAAACCTACCCCTTTACAACAAGATGATAATGATGTACAAATCAGGTCATCTCCTCCACCCCGACAAGAGATCGACGATAAAACCTTGCGCTGGCAAGCAAAAAACCAGTGGTTCGGTCAACCGGGGTATGAAGAATTAACCAGCTTTTCTCTAGGGCTGCATCAAAAACTAGTGAACTCGGGGGTTGACCCTCGCTCTGACGAATATTTCGAGCGCATTGATGCTCGCATTAAATCAACTTTTCCAGAAGTATTTGGAAGGGAAGAAAAGCCTAAATCGGTTGATGGCTCTAAAAAAGCTGCAACAGTAGTTGCTTCCGCGACTAGGTCGTCTGGGGTACGAAAAGTTGAAATGTCGCCAACGCAAATCGCCTTGGCTAAAAAATTTGGATTAACCCCACAGCAATACGCTGTTGAATTAGCAAAATTGGAGAAACAAAATGGCTGATACTATTGACCGCATCACACGTGACTTGAAAACACGCGATAAATCTGTTCGTGCGGTATACGTACCCCCGAGCAACTTGCCCGATCCGACACCTGATCCAGATTACACGTTTCGCTGGGTAGCGACTCATGTGCTAGGTCAGCCATTAGCCAACAACGTGTCTTTACAGATGCGTGATGGTTATGAGCCGGTGAAAGCAGTGGATCATCCAGAATTGGCTTTGTTTGGTAACAACGCAAACGGCAATGTGGAAATTGGTGGGCTGATGCTTTGCAAAGCCCCCAAGGAACGCGTTGAAGCCCGCGCTGAGTATTACAACAAGCAAGCTCAAAACCAGATGGATTCAGTTGACAATCATTTCATGCGAAATAGCGACCCTCGGATGCCCTTGTTTGCTGACCGCAAGTCAACAACAAGTCGCGGATCAGGATTTGGTTCTGGTTCTAAATAATTTATAGGAGTCTTTATGGCTTATCCTACAGTCTCGGCCCCTTACGGTCTAAAGCCTGTAAACCTAATAGGTGGACAGGTATTCGCGGGTTCAACCCGTTTGATGCAAATTGCTAGTGGTTACGCTACTAACATTTTCTACGGTGATTTGGTAAAACGTATCTCTGACGGAACTATCGAAAAAGACGCGGGCACAGCAACCGCCACTCCTTGCGGTATTTTCTTAGGTGTTCAGTTTACCAACGGTTCAACTGGTCAAGTCCAGCAACAACAGTTTTATCCAGCAAGTCAGGCTATCAAGTCTGGCACGCAGATTTTTGCTGTGGTCGCTGATGATCCTGACACATTGTTCCAAGTAGCTGTTGTGTCTGGCACGACTGTTATTACCGGTGTTGGCATTTCCGCCATCGGAAATAATGCCGAGTTAGTTCAGAACGCGGGTTCTACCATTACTGGTAACTCTGCCGTAGCTATTCTGGCAACGACTGCAACAACCAACACTCTGCCTATTCGTATCATTGACGTAGTTCGGGACACCGCCACTGCTGCTGATAACTTCCCTGAAGTTATTGTCAAAATCAATGCGACTATGCATCAGTACAACAACGCAACTGGCGTATAAGGAGCTAAATCATGGCTATTTCCCGCGCACAACTACTTAAAGAACTGCTCCCCGGCTTGAACGCTTTGTTCGGCTTGCAGTACGCTACTTACGGCGAAGAGCACAAAGAAATCTACGAAACAGAGAAATCTGAGCGTAGCTTTGAAGAAGAGACAAAACTGTCTGGCTTCTCTGCGGCTCCTGTCAAGAACGAGGGTTCAGCCATTGCTTATGACAATGCGCAAGAAGCGTTCACGGCTCGCTACAACCACGAAACCAT